CGAGAGTCTGGAGCCGGTGCTCCCTGCCGCTCACGGCCTGTGCGCATGGGGCGGGAACTAACTTGTGAGGCAGCAATGCTGTTTTACGTATCCCCGATTTTCGCCCATTTGCCGGGCCCTGTAGCGCCGCCCCCACTAGTTGACGATGAATTTAAGGCGGCGCACCACCAGGAATACCGGGCCACGCTGTTCCCACATGATTACCGGCTTATGTGGGTGCGAAACGATACCGGCGAAAGTGTAACGCCTGTAACACGTTAAAGGCCAGCCTAACACCATGAAAGCAGTCTAACACATGCCTGAACGCGGCCGCCCGTCAAAATACAGCGAAGCCTACTGCGTTGAGGTAGTTGAGTGTCTTGCAGAGGGGCATTCCGTCACGGCGTTTGCAGGGCGTATCGGAGTAGCGCGCTCTACGGTATTCAAATGGGCCGATGAAATTGCTGAATTTTCGGACGCCTTAAAAGTAGGGCAGGCAAAAGCTGTCGATCATTGGGAAACCATCCTGATGTCCGTGGCGAAAGAAGGCAAAGGCAACGCGACTGCTGCGATCTTTGGTCTCAAGAACCGCGCCTCCGACGACTGGTCGGACAAGATCATCAACGAACACACCGGCAAAGGCGGCGGCCCCATCGAAACCGTAGACGCAACAGCACTTGAGGTGGCCCGGCGCGTGGCATTTATCCTGGCTTCTGGTACCCAAACGATGAAGGACGAAACGGATGGCTGACGGCGTAAACATCCTTGAGCGGCTGTTCACCGTGACGATAGCGCTTGGCGAGAGCCTGTCGGAAGCGGTTGACTTGCAAGGCTATACGCTGGTTGGCCTCGTCACGCCGAGCGGCTGGGACGCGGCGGACATCACATTGCAGGCCGATCCTGGGGCTGCGGACGCGGGCACATTCGCCAATGTTTACAACGTGGATGACTCCGAACACACCATCGAGGCCGCGGCATCCCGGCATATCCTGCTCGATCCGTCTATTTATGTGAGCATCCGGCGGGTTAAGGTGCGCAGCGGCACGTCCGGCAGCCCGGTAAACCAGGCGGATGCGGTGAGCGTGACGCTGATCGGGCGGCCGATCTAGGCGTGGACGCTCCGAAATGCAGGCTCTGCGGTGAGAAGCATTGGGGCGGCTGCAGTTTCATTGAAGCGCCCATTCGTGTCACGAAAGCCGCGGCTGTTAGCCATCCCGTAACGCCAGTTAGCCAGCCTGATGTGGATAACGCACTGGCTAACGCCATGGATAACGGCAAGCCGGCCAAGCTTGTCAGTTACCGATACCGCGATCCAGAAAAGCGTCGCGCTTACATGCGGGGCCTCATGCGCCGTAAACGGGCGCGTACCTAGCGGCCCTCCGGGGCCGTTTTTTCATGGCCACTCCGGCCCAGCAACAGCAATCAGCAAATAGGAGACCACCATGGTTGAGATCCTGAAAAGCTTCTACGGCCGCCGCTTCGGCCTGGACGACACGGGCGCTTTGGTCCTGAACAAGGACGGCGTGCAGAACCTGCTCGGCAAGTACAGCACGGCCGTTGTTACCACGGCTCAGGTGCTGGCGCTGAATGCGACGGCAGTGTCGGTTCTGGCCGCTCCTGGGGCAGGGCTGGCGATAATCCCGCGCGTGGTGGCCATCCACAAGCCGGCGGGCGCTGCGTATGCCGCCATCGCGGGCGGCGAGGACCTGGTGCTGAAATACACCGACGCATCGGGCGCGCAGATTTCCAGCGTCATCGAGGCGACGGGCTTCCTGGACCAGACCACGGCGGAGACGCGGGTTGCGGGCATGCTCGGAGATACAGGCGCGTCGCCGGCCAGTTATGAGCCGATGAACGCGGCTGTGGTCCTGCATCTGCTCATCGGCGAGGTGACCACGGGCGATTCCGATCTGCACGTCCGTATCTGGTACGACATCATCCAAACGGTGTTCACCGCGTAATGACCTCACTCGACGACGTTCTGTCCCGCCTCGGCGCGTTGCCTGAGGCGGGCAGGGCGGAACTGACCAAGCTGGCGCTGGACGCCACGCAGTCCAGGGTGTTCATCCCCAACCCAGGGCCTCAGACCGAAGCATATTTCTGCCCGGCAGACTTGCTGCTCTACGGCGGCCAGGGCGGGGGCGGCAAGACGGACCTTCTCATCGGCCTGGCGCTCGAAGAGCACGTCAACTCGCTGATCATGCGCCGCCGGTATAACGATCTGACTGGCATTACCCGCCGCGCGGTTCAAATGGTGGGTAACAAGCAAGGGTTCGCCGGGTCGCCGCGGCCCAAGTTCGAGCTGCCCGATGGCGGGGTTATAGACTTCGGCGCTGCCCAGCACCTCGGCGACGAGGAAAGCTGGCAGGGCCAGCCGCACGACTTCCTGGGTGTGGACGAGGCGGCGCAATTCCTTCTAGCTCAGGTGCTGTTCCTCATGGGCTGGGTGCGCACCACGGCCCCAGGACAGCGCACCCGGACGGTACTGGCGACCAACCCGCCGCTGTCGTCGGATGGTACCTGGTTGATCGGCATGTTCCGGCCCTGGCTGGACCTGACGCACCACGACCCTGCCAAACCGGGGGAATTGCGGTGGTTCGTCACCGACCCCGACGGCAAGGACATGGAGGTCGACGGGCCGGGCGACATCAAGGAATGGGACGGGAAACGGTACATCCCGCGGTCGCGGACGTTCATCCCCGCGGCGTTGAGGGACAACCCGTTCCTGGTCGACACCGGGTACCAAGCCACCCTGGACGCCCTGCCGGAGCCGCTTCGATCCGCGGTGCGCGACGGCAATTTCATGGCCGCGCTGGACGACAACGAATTCCAGGTCATCCCGACGGCCTGGGTTATAGCCGCGCAGGACCGGTGGACCGAGGACGGGTGGAAAGAGCACGCCATGACGGCGGTCGCCATCGATCCGGCTGGGGGCGGTAAGGACAGCGAGGAAATAGCCTACCGGCACCGCGGCTGGTACGGGCCGTTGGCCACGACGACGGGAGAGGAAACGGCGGACGGGTCTGCGGCTGGGGGCAGGATCATCCGCATCCGCAAGAACAACGCACCGGTCGTCGTTGACGTTGGCGGCGGGTATGCCTCGGGCGTGCTGGTCCGGCTGAAGGACAACGGCATAGAGCATGTGCCGTTTAATGGAGCAGCGGGCTCCACGGCCAGGACCAAGGACGGTTCGCTGAGCTTTGCCAACAAGCGGGCGCAGGCGTGGTGGAAGTTCAGGGAAGAGCTTGACCCGGAACAGGAGGGCGGCTCGGTCATTGCGTTGCCGCCTGATCCCGAGCTTCGGTCGGACCTGACGGCGCCGTGCATGATCCCGCGGGCTATCGAGGTGCGGGGCGAAATTCAGTTGGAGAGCAAGGAAGACCTGCGCAAGCGCATCGGGCGGTCGCCGGGCAAGGGAGACGCAGTGGTGATGTGCCTTGCCCCCGGCCATAGGGCGGTGCTGCGGCAAAGCGGCCGGCAGCCCAAGGTCATCCGTGGGTATGAGAACCGGAGACGGCGTCGGTGAAGGCACTCGTGGTTTTCCACGACGGCCTGGGCGGTCGGCAGCACTGGCTAGCCCCACTGCTCAAGCCGGGCTTCAAGCACGTCTTCGTGGCGCTGCTCAACGGCAACTACTGGATACGAGTGGACGGCTGCCGGGGCATTCCTGAGGTCGAGGTGGTCTGTGGTGCGGATTACGACCTTGCCGGCTTCTACCGGGGCAAGGGCTACACGGTTATCGAGACGGAACAGGGTCAGGCGCCCGTTCTAGCCCCGCTGGTACACAACAACTGTGTCGGGCTGGCCAAGGTGGCCCTTTGCCTGAAGAGCATGGCGCTGACGCCGTACGGGCTCTACCGCTATTTGGAAAGGAAACAGCATGAAGCTTCCCGGATTCGGCGGCAGCCCGCCCAAACCGCCCGCGGCCCCACCGCCGCCCCCGCCGCCTGTCCCGATCCCGGAGCCTGACGACGAGCTGGCGCGGCAGGCCAAGCGCAAGCGCGCGGCTCAGTTGTCGGCCCGTTCCGGGCGGCAGTCGACCATCCTGACGGACACGGCGTCTCGGGAATCGCTCGGCGGCGCGTAGATGGAGCAACGCCAGAAGCGCCTAATCGAGCAGGGGGACCAGCTCTTCGCGAAACGCTCGCCTTTGATGTCCCTGTTGCAGGAGATCGGCGATCATTTCTACCCCGAGCGGGCGATGTTTACCGCCACGAAGTCCTTGGGCGAAGAGTTCGCGGATCACCTGACGACCAGCTACCCAGTCATCGCAAGGCGGGAGCTGGGGGATACGTTTTCCTCCATGCTGCGCCCGAAGGACACGTCGTGGTTCTTCGTCAAGGCGGCGCGGGAAGACCGCATGGCTGGCGACGACACGGAAGGACGGGGCTGGCTGGAGTGGTCGACGGGCGTCCAGCGCCGGGCGATGTACGACATCCAGTCCGGGTTTGTCCGCGCTACCAAGGAGGGGGACCAGGACTTCGCCGCGTTCGGGCAGGCGGTGATATCCATCGAGTTGGGCCGTGGTGGGGATACGATGCTGTACCGCTGCTGGCATCTCCGTGATGTGGCTTGGAGAGACGGGTACAACGGCCGGATCGGGCCAGTCCACCGTAAATGGAAGCCCACGATAGTCGACCTGAAGGCGGCGTTCGGGGGCAAGGTCAGTCCCAAGGTGGACGGCAAGCTGCGCACGGCTCCGTTCGAGGAAATTGAGTGCCGGCATATCGTTGTTCCCTCGGAG